GAGTATGTCAACGCTCCTACTCGTTTTCCCTATGTGACCCGCCATTTTTCTTTTCTTTCAGCACTCCGTTTGTGCCGGGGTCGCCGTAATAACCCCAAGAGTGCTGCTTGCCGTGACCCTGACCGTATTCGCCACGCTTCATACCGAGTTCTCCGGCTTCCGGATGATCGTCCGGGTAGGTCACGCCTGTACCGAACTCAATGAACAGGGTAGCTCCGCCTGTCGCTACAACCGCTCGAACATTGTTCCCACGGGGTTCTACTGTCACGGAAACATCATTCGTGCCGTCATAAACGGCTTGCGAGAACTTGACAGAAGCTCTCTCCATGCCCTCCTGCGCTACCCGGTCGAGAAAGACCGCAGTCCGCTCTTGAAGCCGGTTCTTCCAGTTCTCGGTTTCCCGTATCAGCCGCTCAATCCCTCTCCCGGAGAGCGGAGCATTGATCGTCTGACTCACGATACCGTCACCTTACTGACCGCATAGGAAATGGAATTGAGGGACTTGGCGACCCGCTTGACCATGTAATCGTAGAGCGGCTTCCCGTCCTCGTCATACTGCGGTTCTTTGTCGATGAACAGCACGGTATTCTCGTCAATGGGGCAGCTCAGGTCATCGGTAACGATCACCTTGTCGTACCCTGCGAAATTACCGAACTGCTCCACCTGAGCGGAGCCGGTCGCCGCCGAGATATTGGCGTTCATCGCCACGGCAGGCTTGTAAACCACCAGTTCCTCACCGGTTTCGTTGCCGTACTCGTCCTTTGCAGGCCCCTTGCTGTCATACAGCAGATACCAGAAGGGCGATTTGTTGCGGTTCAGCGTCCTCATGCACTCAACCTCCCATCACAGCGGCAAAGGGAACAATGTCCCTCAGCAGCGTAGGCGGCACATCGCCGTCTTCATAGGAGCGGGAGATACCGTTCTCACTGTGAGCGGTCTGCCCTTCGGCTCCCCGCTTGTTCAGCAGATACACAGCGATCTCCACCTGAATGTGAGCGTACTGGTCAGGAACAGCGGTCACGGTGGGGTCGAAGGGGTATGCCTTGCGGCACACCTTGTTTCCGGCGATAGAAAGGTAGGTGGAAAGCGTGTCCTCGTCTGTCTCGCCGGTCATGGCTTTCACCATTTTCAACTTCTCAGCGTCCGTCATGCTTTCCACCTCCTGTCATTCAGCGGGTTCTTCGGACTTCTTGCGGGACTTCTTGATAACGGGAATGGGATTTTCCTCGGACAGATTGAACTTGGTAATAATTTCCTCACGGGTGAGGGCTACGGGGTTATCGAGAGTATCGGCAACCACCGTACCCATCACCACAGAGGTACTTTCCAGTTCACGCCGAGTAATCACCTTGTCCTTTGCGGTAAAGCCTACGTTACGGAAGTGATTTCCCTCCCTCACATACACTTTTCCGTCAGAAACATAGAACATGGTGAACCTCCTTAGCCGTTGGTGATGATCTTCGCCAGCGCAATCGTCTTGGGGTCAGCCACAATAGACCAGTTGGCGGTAGCCGCAAGCTGAGTGTCCGTGGGGGAAGCGGTGTAGCCGCTGGTGGGCTTGGTGAAGCTGAAACCGTTGGGGTGCATGGTTTCACGAATACGAGTCACCAGAGCGTCATAGCCGCCGCCCTTGAGAGCATCACGGGTCAGCTCGGAAGGAACCTTCACGGGGGCGGGAGCGTACTGGATAGCGCCCAGACCAAGAACGTAAGTGGTGTAGGTCGCTGCCTTGGAAGTATCCGCAGCGGTGGTGGGACAGCCATCGTCCACGATCACGGTCATGCCGTTCACCGTGCCGATACGCAGGGGGCGCTCCACGCCGTTTGCGTCCGTGTACTTGAGGAAGTCCAGCAGTTTCAGGCCAGCCATGTTCGTGGCAACCTTGCTGTGCATAAACACAAGCTGGAAAGCGTCCTGATTGTCACCCACGGCCTTCTGGATAGCGTCACCGATGGTGGTAGCGCCCATCTTGTTAGCGTCCGCAACGGTGGTAGAAGCGGAAGACAGGTCGGTGGTGTGGTTCGCCCAATCAGCAAACTCACCGCTGCCGGTCACGCCGAAGACCGCATTGAGGATTTTCAGCATGATGGACTGGCGCTGCTTCTGCCAATACTTGGACACCTGAGACACGATCTGCTGCATGGGGTCGGCACCGCTGTTGTAATCAACGATGAAGTCCTTCTCCTTCCAGCCGTGCGCACGACCAAACACGATACCGTTCTGAGCGCCGCCAGCGGGGTCGGTCAGGGTGATGTCGGTTGCGCCATCGTAGTTCTCAGGAGTGCCGCCGATGACCTTGTAGAAGGGCAGGGTGTAGAAGTCAGAGCCGTTAGCGATCAGCCGTGCCAGCTCTGCGTTCGGGGCGACAGCGCCGCTCTCAAACATAGCGGTCAGAGTGGGGTCTTTTGCGTTTGCCCAGTTGTAGTTAAACAGCTCAGGGTCAAACGGGAAACCGAGATAGGTAGCCATAATGTTTTACCTCCATAATTACTTCAAAATTGTCTGCCAGTCAGAATGTTCCTTGATGAACTCCAACTGGGCTTTGGTGTCGAGTTTCAGAAAATCAGCCTTGGTCATCTCACCACCCTTACCACCGGCAGGGGGCTTGGGGGTTTCTTTCAGAACCTTGGCTTTTACATCTTTTTCATACTGTTCCAGAAACGTCTTCTGTGCGGCAAAGACCTTATCCATCTCACCGTTTGCCATAGCGGTAGCGGCTTCGGTCGCCAGCGACTCAGGATAGCCCTGTGCGGCGAAACTCGCCTTGTAACTGGAAACGGTCTTCTCCTTTTCCAACCCCGCCAGCTTGTTTTTCATTTCCTCGAACATCTGCTCATTTTCCAGCTTCTTGCGTTCTTCCTCAGAAAGCAGCTCATTGTGCTTCTTCTTCCAAGACGCAAGCTCGGAAGCAGTCTTGTCAAAAACATCTTTCTTCACATAGCCGGTATAATCAGGGTCGGGAAACTCGTAGTTTGCGAGGGCTTCCGCTTTCTGCTCTGCGGTCATATCCGCAAAGCCCTCAATGGTGGAAACATCAATCTTTGCCATACAATCGTTCCTTTCTGCGCTTTTTAAAGTGCATCTCCGCACTATACCTTTGTGTTTACGGTTCTCTCCGTTTTGTGATTTAAGGCTTCTCTGCCTATTCAACGCCTTACGGCGATTAAACCAAAAGAAAAAGGGCTACCAATGCCTTTTCGGTATCAGTAGCCCGTAATGGCTGTCCCTACCGCCTATGCGATAGGCTGTTCATATTTCTTTTTGCTGCTGACCGCCCAAACAACCACTTTCTCGTGCCGCTCGGCGATCTCAACGGTCTTTCCCGTAGTCAAGATTTCCTCAATCTTCCTGACCACTTCCGGGGTCAGGCGGATTTCCTTTTCCATCAGGATTAACCTCCTTCTGCTTGCTGGCGAGTTCAGCGGCCTTTTTCTCCTGTTCCTCAGCGTAATCCATGCTCATACGGTACGCAAGCTGCGGGTCGGAGAACATACCACAATGGGTAAAGGCCAGAACGGGAGCAATCTTGGGATTACTGAGCATAGTGGTCAATACGGTCGCTTTCTGAGCAATATTTTCATAATTGCGCCGAGTAAAACGAACCTCCACGTTCGACAGCTTCAATTCCAGATCACTCAGATCGGAACAGATACGCAGAACCAGCTTCAAGAACTCTTTTTCGGAGAGCTTGAACATCAACTCGGAGTCCTTCGCTCTGGCTTCCGCTGCCGACCAACCATCACGCATGATGACCGCAGAGCCGGTATCGCTGGTGGAAGAACCACCGTTGCGGTTTGGCATACCGCAGATCGTCAGCACCGTGTTATAGAGGTGATCGACCAGTGTTTGTGTCTGGCTCTGGTTCAGTTCGGAGGTCAGATACTTGATCTCCGCTTTATACTGCGGGTCAATGTCCTTGTACTTGATCGCACCCTCGTCCCGCAGCTTGGAAAAATCATCACCGGAAATGTCAACATTGTGAAACAGCATGAGCGCCTGAACAAACTGTTCTACACCGTCAAGACGGTTGCTGTCCACCGTATTGATAGCGTCCAGCAGGGGAAGAACGATCTCGAAAGCACCCAACCGAGCGTTGTTTGCCGGGTATTCGATAATGGGAATACCGAGCGACTGGGCTTCTTCCCGGACGATCATACTCTGGTTTTCAACCTCAAAATAGCGGTCTTTCGTATAAATGCTGTAAATCACCGCACCGTCCGACCGCTGAATATACTTCACACCCATTACGGGCGGTTCACCGATGGAATTGGCATACACCACGAAAGCAAACCGAGGGTCGAGGGTGTAAATCTCGAAGGGAGCTTCATCGCTTTCCTTCTCAAACACGCTGTCGGGAAGCACCATGCGGTATGCCGTGCCGCAGATGTGAAACCAATCTGCCAGTTCCTTATCCTTTGCGGCCTTATCCTCGGAAAGACAGTAGCCGTTCAGAGTGGTGATCTTGTCGGCAACCATCTTATCATCGCTTCGGCTGACATACTGAATGGGTTCCCCCATCAGATAGCCGACCTTGAAGGACACGATCTCATTGGCACGGTTCTCGACCACGTTGTTTTGAATCTCAGGGCGGACTTCCTTTTTACGGTTCAAAATCGGCTGCCTGCCTTTGTAGTAGGCATAGAGATATTCCATATCCGCTTTGTTCGACCAATGTGTGATAAGTGCCTTTCTTAGCACGTTCAGAACATTGTCCCGTGTGATCTCCGTCACATCGGTAAAGATTTTCTTACGACCGAAACAGCCCAAGACAGAATACCTCCCCTCTACCTATTTTCTCTCTTATCATTGTATCAAACTCTCCAATGGTTGTCAATACTAACCTTTTATCATACCATTCGCCACAGTGAAAGTAAAGAACTCAAATAGGCCGTTTGAAAACCTCCACCTTACCCCCAGACAGCATACGGATTTCGTTCTCCAACAGGGAGAGGGAGTCAGGAGCATCATCGTGCGGAACCTTGCCGGAACGGGTGTAGGTGGTCACTTCCTTCATGAAGTTCCAATACTGACTGCCCCGCTTGTAGGTGGAGGGGTGCTTGAAGTAGAAGTTCTTCTTGATGTTGTCGGAAGCGAACTCAATACGAGTCTGCTTGTTGGAGATCGTGCGCTTCGTGCGGATACCCACGGAGTACCCTCGATCTCGAATGATCTGGTCAACATCTCTGGCATAATATTGACCGGCGTTGTTGGACTCAAAGACGGCGGAAGCCACCTTGTTCTCGATCAGGCACTTGGCACATTCCGGCTTCGTCACCTCAGCGGGGGAGTCATCAAAGACCACATCAACGATATACACAGCATTACCGTATATCATCGCCACTGGCATGGAAGTCGAGTCCGAGCCGCTTTCCGCCGTATCGCCAACGGCGATGATGGTATCCGGGTCACGGTCTTTCGGCAGCTCAAAGAAGTAGTTCAGCTCGTCCTTGTTGAACAGCAGACCCTTCGCTTCAAAGGGCTGCTGCTGGAACTCGCTCTCAAACTGCTCCGCACTCAGAAGCTCCCGCTGCTCCCGGAAATAGGCGGTGGTGAAAACCTTTTTTCCCTCCCGCTCATACTCATAATTGCTCTCGTCCGTCACGAGATCGAGGGCGGGTATCTCAATCGCTCTCCAAGCCCAGCCCTCCCGCTGTGCGTGTTCCTGCACCCGACCGATGGGGTCATACAGGGAATAGCGAGTGCCGGTGAAAACCATCGGCGTACCTTCAATGGCACGACCCATAATATCGCCGGAGATCACTTCCCACTTGTCATCAAGCCGCTGGCGGTTCTTCGCTTCCTCACGACCTTCCACGCAGTCATCAAGGTAGAGGACATTGGTGGCTTCGGACAAGCCCACCTGTCGAGCGTCAATGGAACGACACATGATGGTGGGGAAACGGGACTTGCTTTTCAAATTTATCGTTTTTGAGTCAGCGTTGGTCTGTATCAGTCGTGCGTCCGGGAATACATCGTAGAACAGATACTCGTTAGGGACTGTCAGGTATTCCAGACAACCATTGTAGAAGCTCTTTACAAGGTCATCGCCTGTCCCCTCCATCAGGGTCGAGCGGTCAGGGAACTTCCCTGAGAGCATATTCACAAAATTGATGCCCGTTTGAGACTTTCCCGCTCGTTTCGGCATGGAGATTGTTAAAAGGCGCAGCTTCCCGTCCAGAACATCTTGAAACCCCTGCACCATCGGCCTGAGATAGTGCTTGCGGGGTGCATAAAACCGCTTTTCTGGCTTGCGGTCGAGTTCAATGTAGGTCATGAAGGAGTCAAAATCATGGGGCGCTTCAAAGAGAAGACACCGCCGCCACTGTTCATAGAACTTCGCCCCGCCGCCACGGACTACCTGATCGGCGGAGAGTGCCAGCAGTTCCTTGTTTACCTCATGTGCCGCCGAGAAATCCTCGGTTTCCCACTCCCGGCACAGAGAAAAGAGGTCGCTGTACGCCCCGTTATCTCCCGGTCGGCGGTCGATCACGGCTCGAATGGAGCCGGAGAGTTTTTCATAATTCATGTATATTTCCTTTCCAACAAAAAACGAGCTACCCGTGTATTTCTACACAGATAGCCCGTTTTGGCTGTTACTCCTGCCCTTGCAGAAGCCGATTATCTGGATTTTGCCATCAACTCGGCAAATTCCCGGCTGTTTTTCTTAACCGTTCTTTCAATCAATCTTCCATTGCTATAAAGCACTCGGAAAAGAACAGTAGCAGAGAAAATGTTTCTGGATTGACTCATGGTCTTCTTTGTGCCACTCAAACCACCCACCACGGCACCGGCGCTACCAAACATCAAACCACCAACCGCCGCTCTACCGAGAGATACATTTTTGCCCCGGCTGATTGATTCCTGCCCCACACCGTCATCGCAAGGCTCAGCGGCGACCGGAACAGGCTTGCCAACTTGCAAGGGAAAGGCGGGATATTCCTTTCGGAAATCCTCAATAAGATCACTCCATTCTTTATCCGGCAAATCCCAAACGCTTTCTGGTTTATTTCCATTCATCGCCACCAAAGCGCCCGTAAGTGTTGCGTTATCCGAGCTGACCATGATTTCAGTTCCGTCTTCCAGTTCCCTCAGATAAAACACAAATGGGAGCGAACCTTTCCCCATGCGGAACCTTGTTCGTACCTCAATGCTCTCATTCGGACAGTCCTGTTTGATGGTGCAAGACCGTTCGCAGACTGTCTTGATAATCTGATAGCTTTCGCTGGTAGTCATGGGTAATGAAAACTGATAGTACGCCATTATCAACCAACCTTTCTCGACCGATCATACCATGTAGACCGACTAATGCCGAGTTCCCGGCAGCAGTCCGCTACGGTGATAAGACCGTCTTTTTGTTTTTGAGCGAGTTTTTCAAACTGCTCGTTGTCAATTTCTTTTAATTTGCGACCTTCCCGCCAGTCAGGGTCATGTTCACGCTTCATGGCCTTACCCATGCTGGTTCTTTCAACGATCATATCTCGCTCGTACTCGGCAAACGCAAGCATGACTGTCACCATAACTTTTCCCATTGGCGTATTGTCCGCAACGCCCATGTTGAGAATGTTGACCTTGATACCTCGTTCCACCAAGTCACGAACCAACATGGCTCCTTCGGGAGCAGTACGGGCAAAGCGGTCGAGCTTGCACACCACCAATTCGTCACCGGGTTCCAGCTTGGAGAGAACTTCGTTAAACTTTGGCCTGTCGATCTTCGTGCCAGTGTAGGTGTCCAGTAGGATATGCTCTTGGTCAATACCCTGAGCCAGCAACTTTTCAAGCTGATCTTCAAGTGACATACCATAGAGCCGTTGTCCTTTAGAACTGACTCGACCATATCCCCATCTCATAACTCTTTCTCCCCGTCCAAAACATACCCGTCATCACCGTCAAGAGGTTCAATGACGATTTGAGCGTCCAAAGCCTCCAACCAGCGAATGAGTGTGTCAACTCGCATGGTCATTCCACTATTACGGGAAAGAGGACGAGCGACACTCCCTTGATTGGTATAGCCTATTTTATTGGCTAAGTCATCTTGGGTCAATCCCTGCTTTGTAGACAGCAGATAGACAATTTCTTTTACTGTCATGTCGTTCTCCTTTCCATAATAGCTTACGAGCTATTAGAGTGTATAAACTCTCCATATACGAGCGTACTAAGAGAAAGTTATATAACTCAATAGCTTGTAAGCTATATCTATCTTCGCTCGTTAAAACAATATAGGTTTACCTTTTTGCTTCTTATAGCAATCTGAGTGGTATTTGTCGAGATATTTATGGAACATAGGCATATCTCCCTCCCAAATCTGACTCAATTCCCTTTTGATTTCCGGCGAGAAATTAGGTTCAACTTTGCCGTTAAACTCTCTGACCCATATCTTTCGGGTTTCTTCAATCCGTTTTTCTCTCGTTTCTTGCAAAACTTGACGTTTGATAGCCGATTTATCAATGCAGTCAAGATAGGTGTTGTCCTCACGCTGTTTATCAGTCAGAACTTCAATCAACTTCTCTTTTGTCAGCAGGGAGTAGAAGCCATGTTTACGAATGGACGGAAGAACTTCGTGCGTAACCCATCTGCGGAAAGGTACAGCCTTTTCAGACTTCGATGTGAGGATAACATGGTACAATCCCGGCTCATTTACAAACCAAGGGTCACGACCCGGCAAACGTAACTTGAAGTTACGTTTCTCGTCATCGTCAAGCCGCTGGGCAACTCGTCTTGGATTGCTTAATTCGAGAATTTTGCAAACATCGACTAATGCGAACCAAATTTCGTTTTCTTCGGTAATACTACGAACCTCTGTGTCATTAAATGCAAGTACCATCGTGTCACTCAACTTCAAAACTTCCTTCTGGTAGACGGGTCTTTCGAGGAACCGCTACAATTTTGTAATCAAGCATTTTGAGCATTTCGTTGAACTTTTTAACGGTCATGTTGTTAGTTTTCTTAGGGTTGAGTCTGTCCCAAAGAGCAGCTTGTGTCAAATTGAGTTTAGCCGCCATTCCGGCGTTAGTTACCCCTTGTGCCTGCATGAGATTATTTACAATTTCTTTGGAAGTCATAATTATCACCTCTGAGAACATGATAGCATTAAAGTTTTAACTTGTCAAGATATTTCTTGAGTGTTGCCTTTTTAATTTTTACGGATTTTTCGGAAATGCCTATCGAAAATCGTCTTTTGTATGCAAATCGCCATTAGCCCCTAACCACGCCCTCGCTGCCGCTGGCATATCCCCCGCCCCCGTTACCCATTCACGCCGCCCAGATCAGGCCGAAAAAGCGCAAAAACAACCGCCCCGGAATAGCACCGGGGCAGCGTTCACTTATTCAATTTCAATATTTCAATCAGGATTTGAACCGGCAGCAAAAGCAACAAAAGAATTAAATACACGCTTTCACCGCCTTTCAACCCACGCACACCCAAACAAAAGCGGAGTTATATTTACGGCCTTTATATGGCTTTACCGTGATATTACAAAAACAATTTGCAACCCCTTGCGCCCATGTTTCATAACGTATAAACGCTTGCACCGTATCGGGGGGATACAAGATAGCAGCTTGCGCCGCCGTGCTTTTTCCTTGCGTATACCATGCTTTACACCCCCGTTAAAATACCGTATCAACAACAGTTAGAATTGTTATCCATAGATCAATATATTGTGTGCTGTATCCGGTATAATCGCCCTTGTCAAACTCTGTTTTGCCCGTGATAACATATCCAACTTGTTTTATGCCCCCGTTTGATAGATCAACGAACATTTCCGACTTGTTTTTAATGGCATTTTTGGAAATGGTAATGTAATGTTTTTCTTCCACCCGTTCCCGGTAAATTTCAAGCGCATTTTCCACGCTATCCGCATTTATGCGCATATCCGAAACAATACCGCCGTCAATGTACCACTTTTTATTGTTGTATTCTTTCATTGTTGCCGTTGTTTTAAAAATGTAATTCATAATTAAACCCCCATTTTAATACATTCATCGAGCGGAATTTTATACCCATGCACCCGGAAAAATGCGCTATCTTTCCCGTTTGCGGGGTAGTAGATTTTACAGCGGTGGAACGCTTTACCGCCGCCCCATGCCCCGGAAACACAGTAAACATAATCGTCAATGCCGTGTTCAATACCCTTGATTTCAAGCCCATTCAAGCCGCTATAATAGGCGATACTTTCCCGGCTTTCGCAATATTGCCGTTTATTCATGATTGCAAACCCCCTTTATAAAATCCCTTGCAAGGCTTTTCAGGCTTTCCCGCTGTTGTTCATAGGAAAGATTATAATCATAGCGGATTTTTTCGGCTTGCTTTTCGTACCGTTCCCGCAATTCATAAGACGGGCGAATATTTCCGAATGGGGCATATCCTGTTACAATGGCAACTCCGCCGCCCATATCGTAAATATCAGCCGCCCACCCCTCACGGCGTACCGTGTACGCAACGGGGCTTTCATAATTCAAAAGGGTTTGCAATCCGCAATAGGGAACGCAAATAATTTTATTGTAATTCGCCCGGATTGCCTTTTGTGTTGTCTTGAATTTCATTTAATACACCCCTTTCAATAATTCATGCTGTTAGCCGCACGGCGGTTATACATGGATTTCAAACTTTCGCCGGGGGTCATATCCGCCGCTTTCGGCTTTTCCGTTTCTACCGGCTGCATATCCCACCATGATTTCCCGCCGCCGTTCATATCATAGAATGAAAGAAAACTATTTACATGACGCATTGTAGTAGCGGAATAACCGCCCCACATACGAACGAACCGCCCCGCCGCCGTGATACGACAAACAAAAGTATTATAGGACTGCAAAACTTTTTCGCCGTTGTCCGTTTCAATGACTTTCGCTTTTCCGTAAAAACTTTTTGCCCGATCAGAACCGCAAACGGGTAAATCAAAAATCTTTTTCATAATGTAAACCCCTTTCAAATTCAAGTTTTAACTTGATGATTGGAGTATATCAAGTTTTAACTTGAATGTCAATAGGATTTCTAAAAATAATTCAAGTTTTTTCTTGATGTTTTACACCGTTCGAAAACTCAAGAGAAAATGAACAATACATTATAAAGGGCAAAAACGCCGCCCCGATCAGGCCGGAACCCCGGCAGCGCCCACGCCGCCCCGATCAGGCCGGAACCCCGGCAGCGCCCACGCCGCCCCGGTGGAACCCGCCGCCGATCAGCCGGGGAAAGGAAAAGCCGCCGACCTCGTGGGGAGATCGGCAGCTCTGTCAAAGTCGCAGACCCTCGCCGGAAAGTCGCAAAGTCGTTCGGGCGAAAGTCGTAAAGTCGCTCGGCATAGTCGTAAGCCATAGTCGCAAAAGTCGTGAAAGTCGCTCAGTCCTCCGGGTCATAGTCGCTGGACGCACCCACCACATCTTCGAGGTACTTCTTTTCCAAGTCCTCGGCGGGAACCTGCTCTCCGAGCTGCTGGTTGGGTGTCAACACGACCTCCTGCTTGTCCGCATAGCCGAAATGGTTCTTCATCAGGAAGATTGCCGTGACGGGATTGACCTTTCCATTCTGTGCGTAATCTTCCATTTGTGCGTTCAAAAATTGATACGCTTTTTTTATAAGGTCACGGCTTGCGGGGGGTAAATAGTCGCTGTCGATACCATTAGCCCATGCCCATAATGTTTTCCTGTGTACTCCAAAAGCCAATGCCATTCCTGCCACACTCGGCTTCATATCGTCCTCAGCACAGATTTCAAGATACTGACCAATGCGCTCCTTAACCTGTGCGGGTTCCTTCATGTCGGGTGTCTCCCAATCCCACATTCTCAGCGAGTGGGTAATATATTTCCGATTTTCACCCGGCTCCATGTGAACGCTCATAGCGTCACTTTTGTCAGGCCGCTTATTGCCACCAGTACCCTTCGGTCTGCCACGGCCACGCTTTTCTACAATTCCATCTGCCATAGTCGTTTTCTCCTTTCAAAGTCGCCAAGGTGATAAAGGTGAGTAATCGGGTGCATTTCCCTATAACTATTTCTATATACGCGCGTATAAGAGAGAGTTATAGGCATTTATGCCCGATTACTCACCTAACTCACCTAAAATACGAAAAACAATTTTTCAAAACACGCCAATTTGAAAAAAGTCTTTGCAAAAACACTCACCTTTATCACCTTTGTCACCTAACTCATTTGAGCTTGATGACGAAAGTATTAAAGAACCACCAACTTTCATCAATCTCTCGATCAGCAAGTTCCAGAGGAAGCATACGCAAGGTTTCTCCAACAGACAGCCCTTCATACGATTTATCTCCGTCTCTGACACACAAAGTCGTAAGGGCAAATGGGTGTTTCAGACTGTTGAAATTAAACTCCCTCAGTTTCACTTTCCAACACCTCCTGAGCTATCTTCACCAGCTCGACCAAATCATAGAACCGCCGAGGGTCTAACCCGGTCTGCCGCTTCACCTTGTCCAGATGATAGGTCACGGTATTTCTGTGCATGAAAAGTTGACGAGAGACTTCACCAATATTCATGCTATGGTTTGCCATCGCCACAACGATGTGAGCGTCTTCCTTATTCATGGTCGATCTCCTTTCGCAGCTCGTCATAGAGTTCCGAAAAGCGGCGGTTCCAGTGGCGCAGTCGCCAGAGGAATAGACAGCCTACAACAATCCATTCAACGGCGGCGATAGTTGTCAAAATGTCACTCATGCTCTATGCTCCTTTCTCGCAAAGCGGTTGAGCAACACGCTCACGGTGAGCTGACCAATCCTGTTCACATAGGGGCAGTTGAAACGGTCAGGGTGAGGAACGCTGTTGCCGAGGTCGATGACCAGATCATGAGTGTTGTACGGCACAGCTCCCGTGATAGTCGGAGTAGCATAGATTACTACATCTTTGCCGGTAGTAGCTCCATATAGAATTGGAGTTTTAGAGTGTGCCACAGTCACAGTAGCGTCATTGTCGATCAAGTGCTGTGCGAGGTCTTGAACGGCGTGACCCCGGCCTACAATGGTAATTTCCTTAGCGTGGACCAAGTCCAATGCCAGCAGGAGCGTCAAAGTCGCCTGAGACACCGATGACATTCCCTGTGAGTAGGAGTGGTCAATGTCAACCTCGGCGGCGAGCTTAATGTCAGACGGGACGGTTTCTCTGTCCACTACCACGGCCTTGTACGGAGGGCAGGGATATTGAGTGAGGTCACAGTCAATACCCAACAGGTCAGCCTTGCGCTTGACCGCTTTCAGAAATACACTCTCGTAGGAACCCAGCAACAGCAGTCTGCCGGTAGGGTGAAAGCGGGTGGTTTCCTCGTCCAAGGTAGCAGAAAGCGTTTTGATTTGCTCCATTACATCATTCATAGTGCTTCTCCTTTCTTTCAAAGTCATGGAGGGAGATCATCTTTTCACGGGTGAGTTTGTCAAGCACCCGACCGATTTCCGAATAGCCGCAGACCGCCGCCAGCCGTTCAAGGTTGCCCTTGGTCTGTGCCGTGACTACGATGGAAATACGGCGAAGGTTCTTTTTCTCAGTCTTCATCGCTGTCCTCCTTGTTGCCGTGAATGGAAGCAGAGATGAACGATTGCAACAGCACAAAGGCTTCTTCTTTGGTCGCACCAGCATTGAGTAAAGCCCTGTAAAAATTCAGAGACATTTCAGCCAAAGCACCAACGGCGTTCAGCAACTCTCTCACAGCGTCATTATTCATCGTTGTTCACCTCTGTAAATGCTCTTGCGAGATCGTCAATGTACTGGTGCATAAGCCTGTCAGCTACGCTGTACTCGTCCTGACACCAGAAAGAGAATTTCAGGTGCAACAGCTCATGCACCAGTGTCTTTTCAAAGTTGAACGGTACAATGCGGTCGCCATAGCAGGCAGGGTTGATGATCTCGATACGAGCGGTCTTAATGGACTCCGACCAATCCGTACACCCAGTCGCATTACTGACGGACATTTCTTCGGGGCGAAGGTGAGTGACGAGCTTTATGCGCCACTCCTGCAAACATAGCTTCTTCTGCCACTTTTCCAGTAGGCGTTGTTCCTCAGTCGTTGCGATCATGCAATCTCTCCTTTCTGAACTGCTCAATGTCTCGGTCGATCAGGCCATTCAATTCAGCTTCCGCCATGAACGCAGCGAACACCTTACCGCACTTCACGCAGTAGTTAATGAAGTGATACCCATTTGTGTCATGAATGGTTTGAAGGTTCTTATCGTACAGGCGGTGTCCACCAGTCAGGAAACACTTAATCCTTTTCCACTTCATCACGGACGCTCCTTCACAATACGAATTTTTCTCAGGCGTTTGCCGCACCGCTTACAGACTTCATAATTGCTCTGCCAGCGGTGAGAACCATTACGGCACCTGACCTGAATATGAACATACGGGTCTGCTGTGTGGATACCGAAGCGGCAGAGGATAGAATTGCATGAACGGTTCATTAGGACGCTCCTTTCAGTCTGAGGTTCTTGTAGACGGGGTAGCCCTGATACACGACCTTGCCGCCGTGCCACTCAGGGTGCGTTTCCATGTCGGCATTGAACCGCTTGGCAGAACAGGCAAAGTACCCGTTGGACTTGCACCAAATCTTGTATGCGTCAAACAGAGACTTCGAGCGGGTGTTGACCCCCTCAGCCTGTTCACAGCGTTCTTCGAGGAACTGCAAGCACAGATCGTTGTCACGCTCGTACTGATTGACCACCTTCCGCATAGCGGGAGACATTTTCAGGCCGAACCGCTTGTACTTGAAGTACCCGGCGACCAGCCAAGCGAAAATGCCCTGCATGGCTTCCTGTGTCTGGAACTCATTTTTCAGGTTCTTGTCCTGTTCCGCTTCGGTGAAATGGCGATTGAACTCAATAACCCGCACACGGTCGGAAGCGAACAGAGATTTATCGCTGACGGTGGGAAGATCGTTGCAGGAGAGCCAAAGGGTGAACTGCGGCAGAAAGGTTGTAGCAGTCTCATAGAGGTTCCGAGCCTTGATTTCCTCGCCGCCCGTGAGCTGTTTGATTGTTTCCTCGTCCAGCTTGCCATACTGATTGCTTTCTGCCATCGTGACAAATCGCTTACCTTTCAGGGAAGCCAGCATGGGGTTCGCTGCTTCGGCGTTTTTCGACCGCTCTGCCTTGCAGATGATAGACACGGGGGACACGGACGCATAGTCACCGAGAAGGTGGTGAATTGCCGAGAGCATGGTGGACTTACCGTTGCGAGTGGTCTTGCCATGGAGAATGAACATACATTCCTCGTTCGCCATACCCAGCATGGAGTACCCCAGCGCCTTTTGAAGATAGTCAGCCTTGTCTTCGTCATTACAAGTGACCTCTGCAACGAACTTCTCCCAGCGGCGACACCGTGCGTCCTGCAAGGTGTAGTTGAAGTTGGTCTGCATGGTCAGGAAGTCTTTCCAATCATGCTCCCGGAACTCCATCTTTTCGAGGTCGAAAGTTCCGTTCTTGCAGTTGATAAGGTACGGGTTTGCGTCAAACTCCGCCGAAGCGATAGGAAGCACACTGGCAGCGTCCTTCATCAGCCGGTCACGGAAGCGCCGGTCGCCCATCTTCACGATGAACTTCATGTACTCGGTGCGGCGTTCTTCATTGGCAATCTCGCCGCAGTAGAGAGCCATCAGACGGCAGAACTCTTTGATCTTCTCCGCTACCAGCAGAGAACCCGTGTCCTTACGCCATGCCCCCTCGGAGTAGGTGAACCAGCTTTTCGCTTCGGGGCAGTAGCGGGTATCATTCTTGTAGCACTCAGAGAACAGCTCCGCCATGCCGGACTCGTCCCACGAATACCCCGTGCCGCTGATCGGGTGGCTATGCTCCGGCTGTGCTTCCTTAATCTGAAACATCACTCTGGACTGAGCTTCGTCCATGATGTAGCGACCATTGGAGAGCTGGAAAAGAGCCTGTTCTTCGGGGGCAGTCATGATTTCATCAGCCATTTTTAATACCTCTTTTCATCTTTGGCGGCTTCGGTAAAGGTGTCCAAGCTAAGACCTTTGCTTTCTGCCCTTGTGCCACCTCGCCACCCCAATTTCCGTTGAACTGGTATCCGATACCGAAGGTCTTATACATTCGGTTATACTCTCCGTAACGGAAATACTCGTACCAGCAAAGTACATTTTCGCCATTCGGAGGTAATGCTTCATTTGTCAAAGTCCAAGTTATAGGAATGGTTTCCACGATAGGTATTTTTTTTATAGCATGAAATGCCGTAGGAATATCTCGGACAGCATTTAAGGCGTTAGTTAGATTGATATATTGACCCATATATTCTCACTTCCTTTTCTTCATCGCTCTCGCCAGCACCACAGCGGCGCAGTCCTGAGAGTCTTCGTCCCACCATGCACAGCGCTGTTTCTGGCAGGGACAGAGGGGAATATCTTCGGGGCAGCTCATTGACAACGGACAGATTTTCTTCTCACTCTCCACTGTCTACACCCCCCCCATAGAAGAAAGCGTTCTTCAAAGCGGTGTCCACATGGTGCATGATCTCAGGCGGTAAGGTGCAGATGTATTCCCAATCATCGGACACATCTACGACACGCACCTGTTCACACTCAACCATGCTCGGCTGTAAAGAACCCCAAGTGACAGCCACATGGGTCGGCAGTTCGAGCCGCTTGATTTTAGTGGTCAGGGGAACGACAATGCTGGTGGAAGAAAACTGATTGCCGACATTGTTTTGCACAACCACCCACGGACGCTTACCGGCCTGAATATGACTGTTGGCAAGCATGGGAACATCAATGACAACAACATCGCCACGCTGATAAGGTTTCATAATTACCTCCTGTATCTGGTCACGCTGTTAACAATCAACTCGACCTCGGACTGAGGGAGCGGCGGCTTGCAAGCCTGTTGATTGGCGTATAACAGCTCTTTGTAAATCTCTGCTTTGGTGTATCCTTGGTTATGGAGCTGACCCGCCAGAGAAGTCAGGCTGAGGTTCCGGCTTCCCGGTGTGATAGGCGGGTATTCAGGCTTCAAATGCAGCTTGCCGTTTTCAGGGCGGCGGTAGATGGGAGAATAGATACGCTGAGGGGCAACCGTACCTGAACTGCTTTCTTTCGGTGTGTCGGGAAAATACTTCTCGATCACATAGTCAATCGCTGACTGGTTTTCAACGATCTTGGAGAAGATCAAAACCTCGCCGGTCATGATGAAGTACCGATTGCTCTTGTAAATCTCCACGGCGGCACGGTTGTTCTTACCCTTGAAGGGCAGCTCTCCACGAACGAGAATGTGAACCCCTCTCCCACTTCTGGACTTTTCCGTGTAGGACTGACAATGACCGATAATGTCAGCCGCCAGCGGGTTTAGAAGCCCATCAGTAAAGCCATCGTCAATGTCGATACCGATTATCCCGTTGCTGTGAAATACATAGCCAAGACCGTCATAGTAGCCGTGTTGGACATTGTGTTCAGCGTCAATGTAATTTGACCATGTATCAGGATTAGAGGAAGAAGCCGCCTTTCTCACGGTGGCCTGCATGGGAACCTTTGACCCTTCCCATACATTGACCCATGCCTTTTCCGCTCGGAGTTCAGCGGGTATATTCAAATAGCTCATAGGCTTACCTCAGCTTTCATACGGACTCGGTAAAGACCAGTCCCATCTATCGCCGCCACGGTAGGCGTTGCGGAAGTGGTTTCTCTTGCCATCGCCAGAGAACCACAGGTAATCCGCAGGGAGGACACGACCGACCTCAACCTGACCTTCTCTCTCTGCATACCAGCGAGTCAGCACATCTATACAGAGTGTAATCAAACCATCATCGACCGGGTTTTCCTCGTTGTACCCTACAAATTGTTTGGGTGTAGTCACGACCGTTATAATATCGCCGTAACCATGATCGACACGATTGAGCGCACACCACACACAAGCAGCTTTCTCAGCGTCAGAGCTGACCCCTCTGGCTTCTCCCCATAGCATTTTCGCCAGTACAATCACTTCCTCGTCTGTCCACGGCTGAGGTGTCACCTCCGGCTCTGGCTCCGGGGTGACTACCTCTACCACCTCGACAACGGGAGAAGGTTCTTCAACCTCAACCGTGGGTAATTTCAGACAAAGGATTGCGACAATGGTGACGAACCACAGGAAGATTGAAAATCTTAGCCCCCGCAAGGGGTCTTAGACTTGCTGGACTTGGGCTTTGTCGAGGTTCCAGCAAAATAGAACTTGCCATCTACGCAGATGGGGAAATTGGGAAAGAGCTTGCTGGCGGTCTGCGTTCCACGGGAGCAAATCTGCTCTGCCGCCGCAAGCGACATTTCATCTTTCACGAAGTCTTTTCCAGCAGCCATGATATACGGCACTTTGCCGTCAATGCTTTTCAGTTTCATCGGGTTCTTTCCTTTCTTTGTTCCACGCTTCAACATCAACGCCGATACGCTTCAACATTTCTTTGCAGAGCCATGTGTAATCGTCCGGCATTTGATAATACTGGATAAGGCGGTCATGCTCGGCGGAGAAAGCGTCATAGAATTTCCGCAGGCGCTTCTTGCCGAAACCAAGGTGAACATGGAGGGTGTAAAGCACCATAGCGTCAATGTCATCGGCGTAGCGCCTGTCGGCTTCCACAATCTGACGATTGATTTCCATGTCCATCGCTTTCTTCTCGGCGGCAGTTAAGACCGCACCGAACACCTTGCCGCCAGCTTTCTTAATCCTCATACCTCAATGTCCTCGAAGAAGACGGGATAGGTCTGTTTCAGCAGGGTCAGGAGCATATTGGCAACGACCCGCATATCGGGGTGAGCCGCTACGGGACAACGCATACGGCAGAAATGCCGCCATTCTCTGAGATCAGCGGTCATGACCACCTCGGTTTTAAGACTGTTCGGAAGGACAGATCGGGCTTCCTGCGGGGTACAACCTTCATTCAGCAGATCGAAGTAGGCGACCTCAGCGTTCTCGCACGACCGCTTCCAGATGTGGTAGGTCGAGTCGGTCTTGGCGAAGGTCGAGGGACGAATGACGGTGATCTCGCCGCCGAAGCCCTCCTTGCCGTAATTGCAGTACCGAGTGGACTCCTGACAGAACGCCGCCAGACGGTGACGGACAATCTCATGGCTCACGCCCCGGTCGCAGATGAAGCGAACAGTGAGAGAGCCATGCTCAATGACAGCTTCGTGACCACGCTTGATAATGCCCCGGACGAACTTCTCTGCGCTTCCGTCCGTGATTTTGTCTTCGGACTTGTAGCAAGTGCGCCCTGCGGCTTCAATGGTGGTCAGAAGGGTCTTATATTCGGGAGCGTTGATAAGCTCCACAGAAGGTTCAATGATTTTCACTTTCAGACTCCCTTTCATACCAAGGTTTGAAGTTGATAATCTGTTCGTATAGGTTATTTGCTCTGCCATCGAAACAGATTGTACGGTCATCGACATGAACGATGGAGGGAACTTTTCTTGCTTGAATTTGCACCATCGGGAACCCGTAGTGTTTTAGCCATTCAGCAATCGCCGCCTGTCCCTCAAAGGACTCCGCACGAGAAGAACAGATGACTACACATAAACCATCGCTTATGAGTTGTTCAATGACCTCTTTAATCCCTTCTACGGGAGGGTCGGGGATAACAGCGGCACCTTTCCACCCGCTTCGGTAGGAATGAATTACGCCATCGAAATCGAAAGAAACCGTTGGAATATACATAATTCACACCCCCGCAACATGGCTTGCCAGCATATCGGCTTGGTGTGTCCACAGCACATTCGGGTACTGGCTGACTGCTCTGGTGTAGTCATTCCACTCAGACTTGTCGATGAAAGCGCCCATGTGGTAGCGGATACACATAATTTCTTCATCAGTCAGTGTGTAGAACTGAGAGAGAAGCATGACGGACTTATCGCCGTGACCTTTCAGAAGGGTGTCGGGGTTGTACTCCCACGCCTGTTCGTCATAGATTGGTGTGCGCCCACCATTAAATTCTTCAATGTGGCCCGTTACCGGGTGGCGGTACTGGTCGATCTTACATAGGTCATGGAACATACCTACGATGAAGGGAGAACGAGCCTTGCACCATCTCAGGTGATTATCCTTCGTAAGCGTCAGGAGGAACTTCGTGACCGCATAGGAGTGTTCAAAAAGACCACCCTCGTAATTGCCGTGGTACTTGGTGGAAGCAGGGGCGGTAAAGAAGCCGTAAGCCGTCAGGTACTTCATCATGCCATCGGAAACAACAGAGGTTCCGTCAGGCAGCTTCATGAGGTTCATGAAATCAGTCACTTCGGACTTAGAGAAACAATCAGGCATTTTCGTACTCCTTTCTATGGATACTCTTTTCGCTGTCGAACCCGTCAGGGTAACGCTCTTTGAGCTTATTGATGTTGTACTGTGCAACAACATCTAAGCCCACATCTAAGCCGGTTGCCAACTGTGCGGCGTACCAGAGAACATCACCCAGCTCGTCAATGAGCTTTTCACGGTCAAGGTCGTGACCCTGAAACAAGGATTTTTTCACGAGGTCGATACACTCACCCGCTTCGCCACATAGACCCATGACCCCATTTTCGATAAGACCTTGATTGGTCAGTTCATGGTTGGTCGTTCGATAGGCGAGTACCTGATATTCATTCAGTGTCATCAGCAACCTCCATTTCCAGCACCGTCATAATGGCGTAATTGGCGAGATCAATCAGGGTGTCTCGGATAGACTCGTCATTGACCTTCTGCTCACCGCCACGGGAGAGGGTCTTAAAGCGGCTGAACTTATCGCCCAACCGGATACGAGCCATCGCCATTCCTTCTTCAACGAAGGTCTGGTGGAAGCTGTCACCGTAGTCATGGTTCTTGCGCTCATAGAGATTGTTGATCTCTTTGCAGATTTCAGCATGACGCTGAACCTTGGAGAGCGAACAAATATAGGCTTCTGCCATTGTAGCTTATCCTCACTTTCAACATAGTTTTCAACATACCATTGGCGAGGGAGAGCCTTTCAAATTAGCCCTCCCTCGCACTCGGCATCAGCCAAGGAGAGCTGCCAAATCCATCGGGGTCTTAGGAGCGGCCTGAGAAGCCGCAGGAGCGGTTTTGGCAGCGGGGGTAGTAACCGTATTACCAGCGCCGCCCCAGCCCTCAGAGGGGCGCTTATCGGCCAGACGGACGAAGGTAATGTTCTGTCCGGGCTTCTTCTTGTTCTCCTGAACATCATGTTCCACATCGCACTCGATGAAGTGACCAATCAGGTCAGTGTGGTCGATCTCGGTCAGATCGAAATTGCCGAGGGCAGTCTTGGCGAAGTAGCTGAAAGCGTTGTATGCACCCTCGTTGGGAGAGCCATCGGATTTCAGCAGAGAGAATCGCTCGATGTGCTTACTGCCGGTCTGCGTCTGCATATAGACTTCCAGCTTGCCGAAGTCCTCCTTGTACTTCACATCGGTAATCTGAAAGACATGAGTACCTTCGGGAATGAGGGTGAAACCCTCGGTGAGTCCGATTTTAGCCATTGTTTTATCGTCCTTTCTTGATCTTGTAATAGTGTCTGCTATATTAGCAACGAGAGTTATTAGGTTTTCGGCACAATCGCTTTGACCTAAGCACCCACCTCCACAATAAACACCGAAATATTTATTGTAATAGATGGGGCAACCACCACAAACGCTCATACTTCTTTTATGGTGTGGAAATTGAGCTGTTCTGCATACTCGTAGGGGAAGATGATACCGACCAACTGGTCTTCGTCATCGGGGTACTTAGCGTACTGCTTGACCAACAGGGCTTTCGGTACGCTCTTGTCGCTTTCCAGATCGTAAGCGTACAAGATTTCGCAGAAATCAGACTTCTCGATCAGCGACCAATCATCATTGGTGATGGGAAGGGTCATGGTGCTATCCTGCGTGGCGAAGATACGGACACAATCCTTGATTGCGCCGTCCGGCTCAGGCATGATTGCCTTGACCAGCGTGGCGTACTCGGTGCAACCAACCTGAGAAATTAGGCGACCAATGCCGTCAGGCATCTTCTCGTTGCTGTACCCGGTCACGCTGCGGATACCATCGGGAATGAGCATAAGTACGGACGGGGAAGCAAGCCAGCGTTCGTCCATGTACTCGTAGATAGCGCCACCATCAGGTGCAAGGGACTTCACGAACTTGGAAAACTTCATAGGTCAATCCTCCTTAATGATTTTTGGGGAAATGCGGTAGCTGTCCTCAGTGGTCGTGTACTTCGCCAGAATACCGTCCGCTTTCATAGCGTCCTTGTCGATCTTCGAGGTGGGAGTACGGCTGACCTCCCAATTATAGGCAGAGCCAGCGATAGACACCTTCTTGTCACCGTCACGGAACTGAGCGATTGCGGCTTTCTTAATCATGTCAGTCACAACCTTGTACCGCTTTTCCATGTCCGGGATACCTTCATGAGCCAAAATCCGTTCCATGGTGTCTTTCAGGTCTTCGGCTTCCTTGACCAGCGCCGCCATATCCGTTTCAGGAGACAGATTGTTGGTGCGAAGGGCTTTCAGGATTTCAGCGTCCTTGCGCTCGTCAAAGGCGGGAGAAATACCGCTCTCCACATAGTCCTTCCACCATTTCAGGGCAGGCTTCACATATTTCTTCTCGAAGTCAGGATACCGCTCAGACACCTTGAAGGGACGAGTGATGGTATTCTCACCGCTACACACGAACTTCTCAGGATTGTCGTAATCCTTGGGTTCAAGGAAGGAAGCGACCATGATAACCTCGTTCACGCCGAGAAGGTAAGCGTACAACGCCGCCTGCAAAGCGTAATACTCAGGAATATCGTCCTTCCAGTCCTCGACACGCTTGGAAGTCTTCATTTCGAGGACGGTGGTAGGCTTACCGTCTTTGCCATAGAGCAAGTAGTCCCACATACCGCCGAGAACGGGGCTTTCCTTGAAGAAGTCACCGTAAGTCTGACGGAAGTAATCTTTGCCCCAAATGTCGGTCGGTGTGACCAGATTGCTCATGAAGTAGGTCTGCTTCATGTACTCAGCCTGCTTAGGCTCGATGGTCTTACCGGCGATGGTGTAGATCGTGTCCTCGAACGGCTTCTGATAGGTGCGGGTCACTTCACACCAAATCTCGAACGGTGTAGACCACGGGTTCAGACCGAGGATAGTGGCGAAGCGAGTACCAGTCAGCTTCTTCGGACGCTTGGGAGGGATAATCTGGATTTTGTTGCCGTCAAGCCATTCCATTTTTGTTTACCTCCTTATAATTCACAAATTCGTCAGCGGCACATTCCCGAACGGCAGTATCAGGGTCGTTACCGTAGAGCTTACAGCAATCCGCTTCCAAATCTGCATTGACGCACTTGCGACAATCAATTTCAATCATGCCTTAGCCCTCCTTCGCCGTTTTCATTTCGTAGCCAGCCAACATATTGTTCACGCCCTCGATCAGAGCGTCACACTTGTCGGCTTCGATCTTGGAAAAGCCCTCGGTCTTCATGGCGATGGTCTGCACGAACTGTTCCTGCTCTGCGTCAATATCCATGAGCTTTTTCAGCAGACTTTTCAGCGTACCGACCTGTTCCTCGGTAGCCGCACCAGCAGGAGCGCCGGTCAGTTCCTTCTTGATCTCCTGACGCTGTTCAGTGGTTACAGGGGGCTTCTTGGTGACGGTGGGAGCGGGTGCGGGAGTCGTGTCAAACTCGCCGCTGTCGATACTGTCATGTTCCACAATGTCAAGAACGAGCTGCCACAGGTAGCGGCGAATGTAGGTGATGGAGCTGCCGGTCGCCTGCATTTCGTTTGTGACCTGATTGCCAGCGTTGGACACGATGGGGGCGATGGGGGTGTACGGCGCAACAAAATCAATGAAGTCCTCACGGTCATTGACATTGTAGACACGAGCGGTCGCCTTGTCGCCGTACATGGACGGAACCATCATCAGACCGATTTCAAGGAAAATCTGCTCGGCCTTGGGAACAATGTCCGCCAGCTCGAAATACTTATATTCGAGCTTCATGTGCTTGCCGCTCTTGTCCACGCCAGCTTCGAGGAAGCGCACACGGGCAAGCTGCAACTTCTGGAATACATTCATGGTGGAATAATCCACCGCCGCAGTCTCAGCTGCTTTCTTGGTAGTAGCCATATTTATACCTCCAACATTTCTAATAATTTTTTCTTGATGGAATTGACTCTGCGGGTATTTCGCTTGGGCGGCTTCTCTCCGAGAAAATCTCGAACATAACGCCGTGCCAGCCGGATATACCAGTCACGGTCAACCACATCAATCGTCAGGTGATTGTCGTTGTCTACGACACATTTTGCGGGGAGTCCAGCAATCTTGACGGGATTGCCAGTACCGAGGTGGATTTTATAGAGGGTTCCGCACCGATGATCTTCCGTGGCATATACCCGGTTGACCTTCTGCACGACCTCCATCTGACCGTCTACCTCATGGAGAGCGTCACCATACTTACTCCCGGCCTTGGCGACCAACTGGAAGTCCAGCAGGCGGTCACAGCTCATGATGGTATCTTCGACCGGGATACCGTAGGCCAGATAATCTTTGACCGCCTTGGCGACCACACAAGCGTTGTTGTTGATATTGAACGCTCCTGCCGGGGCAATTCCACGAACGAGAACGCCGCCCTTGATTTTGGGGTCGCCCTCGAAGGGAACCTCGACATAATTGTTCACATCTTTCTGACAGATCATCTTGATAAGGTCTTCCTCCAACTCGAAGCCGGTTCTGTCCTGCCACTCCTGCGTGATCTCTTGATACATTGGCACATCGCAGTCATCAAGGCTGACCATGATACCATCGGTGTTGAGCTGAATGATCTTCAAGGTGGGACAGTCCTGAACAAGATGTTCCGCCATTTCGAGCAACTGCAACTGGCCTGAGATACAGACCGAGCGCCCCATAAGCGGGTCATACAGGTCGTTGTAGCGGTTCAGCATAGCGCCGTAGGTGGTGTTCAGCACCAGCTTCAAGGCGTTTGCCGTAGCCTTATCACCAGCCCTCTTTGCCTTAACACGCCGCTCAATAGTAGCGGCATACACATCGGGAGAGGGAATGTTTCTGCTACAATAACCGTTCAAGGTCATTTGGTGCGGATAGTAGCTCGCAACATCTTTGTTGCGGATAGAGCGGGTTTCCGTGGCTTCCTCTCGGTAACATGGGATAGCCCCGTGAATACCACCGTAGGCGATGGTGCAAGGACAGCCGCCTACCATCAGATCGAGTTTTTCCTTGAACACCACTTCGTCAGGAATAGTCTTGTCCTTCAACCGTTCGAAGAAGTCGAACACTTCCTGCGGAATGTACTGACGAAGCAACTTCGGCGGATACTGGTATTCCCGCTCGTCATAGTGCGGCTTTTGCTCTGCGTCAAGGTAAGCTGCGGTCAGCTTGGCGTTGGTCATGTAAAGGGCTTTTGCAGGATACAGCCCCTTTTCACGACCCAGCGTGAGCTTACTGGACAGGTAGCCTTGACGAAGATCGTCCAGCCTATCGGTTGCGTCAACATCATGGCGGCAGTAGAACTCGACCTCTCGCTTCTCGTCCTCAGTCAGAGGGCGGTCGATGTTGAACGGAACAGTGGTTTCACGAATGTCCATTCCGAGGTGCGCTTCGATTGCTTTCAGGGACAAACCCATCTGGCAATCGTCCATCAGATCGTATTGGTCGAAGAAAATCCCGCAGTCACGGAGAGGGGCGTACTCCCAGCCCTCGTGACCACCAACGATGATAAAATCGTTGACCGCCTTGATTTCTTCCGGCGTGAAACCTGAGAGAACCGCTTGCAGGATAAACCTGTCGTATCTTTTGTTGTTGAAACCAGCCAACAATGGCTCCCGCTTCATGAACTCGTCAACCGCTTCGTTGTCATTCCAGATCACCGAGTATTCCCCGGTTGCTTTTTCTTTGAAGATGAACAACCAGTCGTATTGGAATACCTCGCAGTCAAAGATGTAGACATTATCCATGACAGCACCTTCTTCCGGGGGTAACAGCTTGTTCAGCAGTCCAGCCGAGCTTTAGACGGTTGACAATGGTAGAGCGGTGAATACCGGTTACTTCTGACCATTCTTGAATAGTCAGGGTTTTGCCGAAAGCAGAGATCAGGCGGTTAGACCGCTTATTATTCATCTGCTCTTTCCACGATACCCAGCGACAATTCTCAGGGACATAATTCCCGTTCGGGTCAATCCTATCGAGAGTCAACCCATCAGAATACCCATTCGCCACAGCCCACTCATAGAAACCCATGAAATCAAGCCATTCCGGGCACACCGTAATCCCTCTTGCACCGTACCATTTGAAGGTTCGCTGGTTGTGGTTAAAACACCGCTGTTTCATCATCTGCCACACTCCATGAAGCCGAGTATGGTATTTGCCGTGAACCAAGTGGCCGTTAGGGTTCGCCATTGATAGCGCCTCCCCATTGGTCAGCCATCGCTTTTGCAATACCGGGGAAAGTTTTGCTTCGAGCTTTCGCCCGTTCCTCCTTACTTCCACCGCAATCCATTTCCCAACAGGAGTAGCGGACAGTCCCGTTTTTCAAAACCATCTTTCGTCCCTTAACCGGTTCCACGATGTTTGTTGGCTTCAAGGGGCGCACCCCTCTTTCCCACAGACAGGTTTTCTTGGTTACGGCGTGTCCGAACTGAAAAGGCTGAACAATTTGAGAATACTCAGGTAGGCAGAAAATCTTAGAAGGAACTGGATTTTCAATAACCACCCTCGGAATATCCGTATACCAGAAACGCATAAACAAATCTCGTGCCAAAATGCCCTTTTGCACTCGATCTGGCTGCAACTGACCGCCTTTCCAAATGTGTCTTGCCCCGGCGTTTGTCAGGTAAGTACATGGCGGATGTGCAATCAGCAAATCCCATTTACCAACGGCATGAGCCTGTCCGTCCATCGTAGTCACGCTCCCGCCTTTAACGGCTTCGAGAGCGTCACCGAGAATGTGCCATTCGGGGTGTCCGCCTGACGGTTCCTGAATATCACATGAGTAGGCTTCGTGACCTCTCTCTCTGAACGCAGTACAAACCGCTTGACTTTCTTCACAAGCGACCAAAACTTTCACTTCGACACCTCCTGTTCGATGAATTTACAACCACACTTGCGGTAGGTGGTACACCGCTTCTTGTAACGCTTGACCATGCTCACGATACCGTCATCAACATAGTCATACGCTATCGGCTCACCTTTCCCCTCGAAAGTACGAGCGATACGACCAATGCTCTGAACAATCACGCCGGAGTGCTGGTGCGGTGTGGTCAAGTACAGACGGTCAAGCCGTGGAATGTCCAATCCCTCACGAGCGAGAGCATAGGTAGCAAACAAATACCGTTTCTTGCCATGTCGCATATCCTCGATAGCCTGTTCCCGCTGCACTTTTGCCTTTTTAGAAGTCATACCGCCGTCAACCATGACCGCCTGACTTCTCAGTTTGGGCGGTAAATTCTCAATCAGATACCGTAAATGGTTCACACGGTCTGAGAGAATGAGGTTGTAATGGTCGCAGTTATCAATCAGGTCAGAAACAATCAGCCGATTGCGGTCAGCGTTTTCAGTCAGAAAGTTAATCAACTTAGCTTCGATTACAGTGCCGTCCGTATCAAGAAATGCCCTGTTCAGGCCAACCCCCGTAGAGCGAGAATAGACTGTGACCTTGACGATTTTATCAGCAACTACCTCTCTCGGAATGGTATGAACCACACCGCCCAACAAAGCAAAGGTTGCCTTAATCAACCCATCAGCCCGGTCAGGTGTAGCGGTCAGGCCGTACTTGTGTCGAGCAGCCAACGAGTTCAGCACTTTTGAATACATCGTGACAGAGGTAGGAGAGCCGCTGACACGGTGGGCTTCATCTACGATAATCGTGTCCCATGTGTTTCGGTAGAGCGGAAGATCAAGATTGCACATTGTCTGAACGGTCGCAAAGGTGATAGCCTTACCGATCTGTACCCTACCTTCTACAATCGTCCCTGTCAGCGAAGAACTCATGTACTGTTCTGCACGGTCTTTGCTTTGGGTTATTAGGTCTTTCGTATGGCAAAGCCAGAGTGTACGCCTACCCAGCGTAGCTGCCATCGCTAAACCTATCTGTGTCTTACCGCACCCCGCAGGGGCTTGAAGAATACCATAGTAGGCAGTTATCAGTGCTTCCTTGGCTTCCACTTGGTAGTCATAGAGCGGAATGGTGCAACCGAAATCTACCTCGGTCGGTGTAGGAAGATTGATCTTCATGTGGCAATCGTCCATCGCCAACACATCATTCAGACAACCATAGGGGAGAACCAGTGTGTCACCGTCCCATTGGAACAGGTACAACTTCTCAGGGGTGTTGCCGACCCAAAAGTGCATACGGACTTTCTTGGTGTACTCAGGATTGGGAAGGATAAGCTGCTTCTTGCACCATGTAAGCAACTGCTCAGACGGGTTTTCAATTCGGAGCTGATTGCCAACAGTTACTTGCATTGGGACACCCACTCTCCGAGTGTGATACCGAACTGTCTGATTTCAGACGCAGAAAGGACGGTCTTCATCAAGAACAGGTTTCGTATCACCGTGAAGGACAGGAAGTAGACAGCGCCGTTCATCATTCGGAGAGCGAACCAACCCTCTCCGTTTCCCGTTTCTTCCCAAAGAGACATGGCGGAAAATTGGTTTTCTTCGATACGCTCCATCTTGAAAATGTTCTTGGAACAATCCTTACAGTCAATGGGATAGCTGACACCGTTTCGAGCCGCAATCACATCGAACGGCTGACCTTGACTGTTCTGAGCGAGATTGTGCGCCCAAAAGCCACAACCCGACAGGCTCAGGCATAAGTCTCTTTCAAAGCCAGTGCCAACCTTGCGATTGACATTCATGTTTTCACTCCTTTCACCGCCCCTGACGGGGCGGGATTTACGAGATACCCGATCAAATGCAGAAGCCGAAGGACACGCCATAGGAGTTGCTGGCGCTGCCATCGCCGGCGCTGCCGTTGCTGCTCACACGACAGAAGGAGTTGGTGTCGCCGGAACGAGGAGAACGCTCCCATCTCCAATCCCTCTCACCATTCTGCTTGCACTTGCCATAAGGCGTGTTCTCTCGCTTGTACCACTCGTACCACTTACCCTCACCGCCGCAGGAATAAATCTTGCGACCGAAGACCTCTTGCTCAGAAAGAACGAACAGCTTGTCAACGGAAGGAACCAGCATTTCGTTCTTACCGCTCTTGGCAGTAATCTTCACCACGGGCTTGATGACCGCTTTCAGATCAGCAGGAAGCTGCTTCTCGAAGAAGTTGCCGTTGAGCTTGGCACGGAGGTAGGAAGCGTCCCAGCTGCCCTCGTTGGTAGACTTCTCATTCATGGGAATGTCACCGTCAAGGGTTTCAACGGTTTCAAAGGTGATGTGGGTCAGACTGCCGTCCTCAGCGTAGTCATGGTTGAACCCGATGATACGGGCAGTCAGGTAAGAGCCATCAGCCAGACGGAATTTCTTGGTGTCACCGACCTCGAACACCTTGTCAGCAAGGCCGATGGAAGAATACATATTGATCTCGTCCCAAGAACAGTCTTCCAGCTTATAGCGCTTCGGAGAGGGGCGACCGCCGAACATGACACCATACACAGAATTAAGGTGAAGTTTGACGGTATCGGTATCCACATAGCCCGTAGGCATAAGGGTTTCGATCATCTTCTTCTGAGAAGCGATGGTTTTCTCCATCTTCTCGAACTCGTCTGCGAGTTTCGCAATCGTGCTATTCATAAAGTTCTCCTTTACAAAATGATAGGTTCTGATATAATCAGATTGAGCTTTTACGCTTGCCGTTGATGGAAGTACCAGTTCCGTCAGCGGCTCTTTCTTTTTCTCGGCGGGGCGGGATAAAACGCACCAGACAGCTCACAGAACAACCAGAAGCAGCCAAGGCCGATACCCATACGAACCATGCCTGCGCCGAGAGCCATCGTGTCTTGCTCCACCGCACCAACTACACCCAACAGGTAGAAAAACGAAAGAAATGCCAACACATCAAATACCTTTTTCATTATCTGTTCCTCCAAACCATAGGTTTCCATTGATACGGTGTTCCGTACTTCTGCTCGTACCAGCTCTCGAACTGCTTGCGGTTCGTTTCGTCCTTGAAAAACTCTCGGACAGATCGAGCAAGGAGTGAGCTGAACGCTTTGGCCTGTCCTCGCACTTCCGGGGCAAATGCACTGTCGCTCATGACACACCGCCGATCTGCCGCTCGTACCAGTCCAGAATGTCGATAGACTCAGCGATGATCTTGTCCACAGAAGGGCCGTTACGAGTCCCTGCGAGAATTGCACTCAGGACAGGGCCGTTCGTTTCAATCCCCCGCTTTCGGAGCATATCAATCAGCCATGCAAACGACAGGTGATTGATGCTCAGGCGATAGCGAATTTTCTCACGCTCTTTCACAAAACCTCTCCTTTCTTTGAATTGAGAACAATATTTATTGACAACCAGTGGGCGTAATGGTACAATTTACTTGCCAAACAATTAAACCATTGACCACAGCAACCGCCGAAAAAAGAAAACCTTTCGGGGGTCGGGTTTTTGTTGTCAAAATCTCTTGTTCACAATCCAAAGTATATCCTACCTTTGTAGGATTGTCAATAGCAAATCCTAAAAAAGTAGGATATTTTTTGAAGGAGGTATTTATGAACACAAGTCGTATTAGAGATTTAGCTAAACAACAAGGGAAAAGCGTCACCTATATTTGCAAACTTATCAACCGCCCCAAATATTATTTGAATGATGTAGATAAAAAGCCTGACCGCATGATTTCAAATGAAGACTTGAAAACTCTCGCTATCAATCTTGGAACAACGGCTGAGTATTTGAAAGGTGAAACTGACGACCCTCTCTTTCACTTGTCCTCTGTTGGTTTGACCACCGAACCTTATGAAAAGAATTGCAAGCGACCTATTTTTGGTCATGCGTCCGCAGGAAAAGGTGTCATCGCTCAGCAAGAAGCATTGGGGTATGAACAAGTTGACCCCGAATATGACTGTGACGATTGTTTCTGGTTACAAGTGGACGGGGATAGTATGTCGCCAGTCTTAGACGATCACGATTTAGTGCTGGTTAAAAAAGACACACCTCCTGAAACAGATACTCTTATGGTTGTCATTGTTGATGACGAAGAAGGATTTGTTAAGAAAATCAGCATTGATGAAGATACTGTGACCCTTCGCTCTTTTAACCCACACTATCCTCCCCGTGTTTTTGGCGGTGTTGAAATTGGACGATTGCGCTTTGTCGGTAGAGTCATGGAGTTAAAAAGGAGATTTGCATGAAAAAATTTCCAATCGACCTCTCCTGTCTGACAGAGGAAGAAATCTCTCAATTTCAAGAAGACCCATATACGCTCTACAACGGCGATCAAGATGTTGCTCTTTATCTTCGGTATAGCTCCACAGGCCAGAGTGACCAGTCTATCGAAGGGCAGCTTCGTGACTGCCGCACCTTCTGTAAAGCAAACCACTACCGCATTGTAGCCATCTATGTTGACCGAGCAACGACCGCTCGCAAAGATGTGGAAAAGCGGGTTCACCTCATGGAAATGGTTGCGGATAGCGCAAAGCAGAATTGGGAATATGTCATCGTCTGGAAGCTCGACCGTTTTGCTCGTAACCGCAACGATAGCGCAATTATGAAAATGCGTCTGCGGAAGAACGGCGTGAAAGTCCTCTCCGCCACAGAACACCTTACCGACAGCCCTGAGAGTATCATCTTGGAGTCCGTGTTAGAGGGTATGGCTGAGTTTTTCTCTGCCGAGCTGTCACAGAAGGTCACGAGAGGTATGCGTGAGTCTGCCTTGAAGTGCCACAGTGTAGGCGGTCATATTCCCCTTGGGTACAAGGTGGAAAATCACAAGCTGGTCGTTGACCCTGACACCGCCCACATCGTTCAAGAAGCGTTCTCTCTTTACGCCAACGGCGAAAGCGTAGCTGACATTTGCCGAAAGTTTAACTCTGCCGGATATAAGACTGCCAAAAACACGGAGTTCAACCGCAGCAGCTTTAAGGCCATGTTCCGTAACACTCGTTACATCGGCACTTATACCTACAAGGATATTGTCATCGAAAATGGTATTCCCGCCATCATTGATAAGGAGCTGTTTGAAACGGTACAACGGCGGCTTTCTAAGACCGCCACAGCCCCCGCAAGGGGCAAGGCTAAGGTAGATTACCTCTTGTCTGGAAAGTTGTTCTGCGGTCATTGTGGGGCTTCTATGAACGGTGAAAGCGGAGCCGGTAGGCACGGCAAGGTCTACCACTACTATTCCTGCTACACGAAAAAGAGAAAACTTGGGTGTGATAAGCGGCCTTTGAAAAAAGATTACATTGAAGGGATAGTAGCCCGTGACGCTCTCAACCTTTTGACCGATCAGCTCATTGATGAAATCGCAGACATGGCAATCCGACAGAGTGAACAGGATTTAATAAACGACACGCACATTCCGCAGTTGACCGCTCAGTTATCGGAGGTCGAAAAGTCAATCACAAATATCACTGCCGCCATCGAAAAGGGTATTGCTTCCGAGACATTGATGAACCGGCTTGTCCAGCTCGAACACGAAAAGAAAACCCTCAACAAAGAAATCAAAGCTGAGGAAAAATTCGTCTACCGAATTGACCGTGACCAAATCGTATTCTGGTTGAGTCAGTTCAAATACGGAAACATCGAAGACGAAGACTTCCGCAGGCGGCTCATTGATTTGCTTGTCAACTCCGTTACAGTGTGGGACGAACCTGACGGGTATAAAATCACCACCGCATATAACCTAACCTCTTGCAAAACCAAGACTTTCCGGGTAGAAAAGAACCCCGCCGCCGAAGAAGCGACAGGGTTCGATTTTGGGGAGTCTGAGTGTACCAAAAAGCCACACCAATCTGGATATTTTAAGCGCAACGCTTAGAATACCAAAGG